GCGGTACTCAAACTATTGATACCAGTAGCTCCAAGGCCATAAGGCCCAGGCAATACAGCCAGAGAGCCGGAAATTTGTTGAATTGCTTTAAGCACTCGCTCCCAGAAACTCTCATTGTCAAGATAAGACACACCAACTGGCAATTCATTAACGATACGTCGATACAGTTTCAATGCGAGTTCATCGCATGGAGAAACAGTAGAGTATTCGTATACTGAAGTGTCAGGCACGACCTGATATTCAACACAAGACCAAGTCTTTAATATGAGTGAATTATTGGCGTTTGCACCAACACCACCGATCTTGACGACCAGTGACTCAAAACCATTGTCCAATCCTGTAAAGGAAGTACTTGGCAAAAGACCTGCAAAATCAGTTCCGGTAACAAAAGTGAAAGGTATATTTACTATTCCTTCCACAATCTGCTGAAACTTGAATGACGAATCACTCGAGTAGCAACCAGAATATAATCCGAGGTTGAAAGGGCCGGTATACTGGTCGGCTTGCTGTGAATTACAACCAGACAGTCCAGTAATGGACATTAAGTTGTTCACAGTAGCTCCTGTACCAGTTTGCGGCGGAATGCGATCAACCATCTTAATAGGCAGTTTCCAGGCAGAGATACTGCCTGTCCACGTGTTATTATTGACAGTCGGAATGAACTCAATATGATTTGAGACATATCTAAACGCATTGACAGTGTTAGCAGGTGAGCCGGGGTTAATTCCAAACAAAGACGCGAAATCAGTGTAATTTACCCCAGTAAACACCGTAGTGGCAAGTATTGGAGTATTAGCGGCAACGCTAGTATACCAAAATGCAATACCAGGGGTAGGAAGTAACAGAATATAGTAATCAGTATTCGCTGCAATAGGAAATGATGATTCCACAATTCGATGTTTCTTCACTAAACTTCGACCTTCAAATTCGTCGGGAACTCCCTCGACTTTACTACTATTAAAGTCTGGGGGGGCGAAAGCGCATTTAAGGAACGCAACTCCTTCCGGCGTAACTTTGTTTCC